AATCCAACTAGTCCAGTTAGGATTTTTTTACTGTTTTCCTAACTGTTTCGCGAACAGTGAATAAACAGGACCGTGGTGCGAGCGGTGTAGTCAGCAACAGGAATTTCGAACAGGATAGCACTGAGGTGGTATAAGTTCGTCTGGCATATGAAAATTCTATCGCACAATATAATTAAACAAAACAAATTTTGGAGGATAAGGAATGTCAGGTAAAGATGTGCACAGAGAAAGAAGTCACAGAAGCTACAAAAATAAAATTGCTGTATTTGGCAGATTTGTAGAGCAAGCACAAAGAACTAACTATTTGAGAAGTGTTAATACAAGAAAAACAGAATCAACACTTGTAGAGGAGAAGGAACTTGGAAAATAGTCAAATTGAGCAAAGAGTAAACCATCCTTCTTACTACACATATGGAAAGATTGAAACTATCGACTTTATTAACGATAAAGATCTTAACTTTAACAGGGGACAGGTTATTAAATATACAGTTCGTGCCGGATTAAAACACGAGAATGGCATGACAGATGCTCAAAAAGAACTTGAAGATCTGAAAAAGGCAAAGTTCTATCTGAGTTGGGAAATAAAGAAAGTAGGGGATAAAGTTGCCAAAGAAGCTAAAAAAGAACAAAGAGGAACTAGTTTATTGTAATTCTAACAAGGCTCAGTGTGATAGACGTGAGTGCTTAAGACACCGTTCTAATGAGCCTTTCAACGTGATGATACAGGAAAGCGAAGAATATCATTTAACACCAACAGGAAGATGCGGTGGATACATCATAGAATAATTTGAGAGGAGATATTTGTGGCAACAGTATACTTAGCAGGAGCAATCGGAAAAGTTAGTAAAAAACGAGCAGAGGAGTGGCGTAAATATTTTGTTACGACATATTCATATTTTGTAGATAGACCAGATGTTATTAATCCAATTGATTTTTTTAGTTATGATGAGGTTGAAAAATATGCAGAACGAGAGGTCCTAGATTGGGAATTATCTGAAGTTTCCAAGTCTGATGTCCTTGTTGTAAATCTGGACAGCGTTACTGAATCAGTTGGAACTTTGCAGGAAATGGCAGCTGCATATACTCACCACATCCCAATTATAGCATTCCATCTACATATGACCGAACAAGAAATAAGAGAAATACTACATCCTTGGATTGGAACAGAATGTACAAAGATTTTTACAGGATCATATGCAATAAACAAGGTAGCCGATTATGTAGCCACATACTATGACAGGAGCAATCATTGACCATGGAAGAAACAGTAAAGTATAACAAACCAATTTATTTTGATGCATCTGCAACTGAACCTGTAGATAAAGATGTTGCTGATGCTATTTATAACTGCATGTTGAATAACTACGGCAATCCGTCAAGCAAGTACAGAATAGGGCGCGAATCGAAAGAGATAATAGCTGACACCCAAGCTTCAGTTCGGAAGTATATTCGAGCTAAAGACGAAGACAAGATTATATTTACATCTAGTGGTTCTGAGGCAAATACACTTGCGCTTGAAGGATGGCAGAAAGCTAATAAACACGCAATGGTTTTTACCGATAAGATTGAGCACAGTTCAATTATTAATCAGCCTGATGTTCTTATGTACATTGATGTTGATAAGAATGGTCGTGTTGATTTGAAACAACTCGATACATTACTTACATCTACAAGCTACGCAAAGTGTTTAGTCTCAATTACAGCGGCTAATAACGAAATAGGCACAATTCAGGACATTACTGATATATCCCGAATCGTTCATGCTCATAAGGGATTGCTACATGTGGACTGGACCCAGGCATTTAAATTCCTCAGACCAAATGTAAGTCTGACTCAGATAGATATGATGACCGCATCTTTTCACAAAATAGGATGCCCAAAAGGACTTGGATTCCTGTATGTACGTGATGGCATAGACCTTAAACCAATTATATATGGCGGTCAGCAACAGTATGGAATTAGAGGCGGAACAGAGCCTGTAGCTGAAATTGCGGGAGCTAAAGTAGCTGTAGATAATCTAATGGTTTCCGAAAAGAACAAGATTGAGAATATCTCAATAATGGGCATCAGAAATCACATTGCAGAGAGATTACAGAACGATATTACGGATGCTCAGATAAACGGAGATATGTGTCTCAGGCTCCCTTCTAACCTTAACATTAGCTTCAAGGGTATTGATGCTGAAAGTCTCATTTTAATGTTGGATTCTGAAGGTATATGTGTTTCAGCCGGAAGTGCATGTAATAGCGCCAGTAGGGATGCATCACACGTTTTGAAGGCGATAGGGATGTCAGATGAATATCTCTATGGGACTATACGTATAACGGTCGGTAAATGGAACACAATGGAAGAAGCCGACACATTAATCGAAGCAATAGAACGAAACGTACAGAAGCTTCGAGATCTAGCTAAAGAATAATAATCATCTGTTAACGGTACACTTTTTGCAATTTCGTCAATTTGTGTGCCGTTAACTTTCAAATATATTGAGGGCAAAATAATGTCACTAGAGCAAAAAATCTATTTTCTTACAGTTTTTCTTTCGGTTATGCTTTCGTCTGTTCTTGCAATTTGGCTCCTGTTTTCAGCCAAGTTTCGAGATCGTCTTTCGAACAGCGGGCAATTCATAATCGGATATTCTCCTCTGTTTGTTGGAGTAATTGAGTCTCTAATCATAAATCGACATTCAATTCCACATCAGACTCTTCCTGCTACCGAACTGTCAATTTGGCTTGCGGCTTGTGTGTTCGCAATAGTAGTAGGGATAGTTGTGCTGACGTGGTTAGCAATAACTATATACAAAGAATACTAAGGACTTAAACATGGACTGGAGATGATACCAATGCAGAACTAAGTTTCCGAGATTAACTGGAAAAACTAAATAAATGTGGAGATAAATAATATATGTCAGTAATTTTGTATTCGACAAATTGTCCTCGATGTAATGTGCTTAAGAAAAAACTGGAAGAAAAGAAGGTTGAATTTGATATCAGCAACGATGTTGATCTTTTAATGTCAAAAGGATTTACATCTGCGCCTGTGCTCCAGGTTGGAGATGACTTTTTACAGTTTATGGATGCTATTAAGTGGGTAAACAATTACAGAGAGGAAAAAATATGAATATACCAATTAAAATGAACAAAGATTTTGAAAAAGCCTTTCAAACGGTTGATGATAAATATGGGGAAGACTTTGAATTATTGAATGGATTTCATGATTCTCAGCTTAATTTCTCTGATTTTATAGATGGCTTTGTTGATAAAAATGTTGCCGATGCAACAATCGATGGTAATGCAAATGCATCACACAAAGATATTAGAAGTATGATAAACGAAAAGGGGAAATCAGAGGACAAACTCTTTGCTTTTAATAAGATATTCTATGAAATGAAGAAGAAATACGGTTTAAGAACTGCAAAAGAGTGGCTTGAAACAGAATATAATGGTGGCTTCTATCTCCACGATGCTCCATCTTCAACGTATATGCCGTATTGCTATGCGTATGATTTAAGCAGACTTGCTAAAGAGGGTTTATTCTTTATTGATAATTATAACAACCAAGGTCCGAAACATCTTACAACTTTTTTTGATGATGTTATTGAATTTGTTTCGTTTATGAGCAACAGAAGCAGTGGTGCGTGTGGTTTACCAAATATACTTATATGGAGTTTTTATTTTTGGAAGAAGGACTGCGAAACTGGGTTTGTTATTAAAGATAATGATTATTATTTACGTCAGTGTTTTCAAAAGTTTATATATAGACTGAATCAGCCATTTATGAGAATAGATCAAACAGCATTTGTTAATGTGTCTATATTTGACAGACCATATCTCGAATCTTTATTTGGTGGTCTTGAATTCCCAGATGGAACATTTGCGGTTGATTACATTGACGAGATAATTGAACACCAGAAGACATTTATGAATGTCGTATCTGATATTAGAAGTGAGAACATGTTTACATTTCCAGTTCTTACATATAGTCTTCTTTATAAAGATGGAAAATTTGTAGATGAAGATTTTGCCAGATGGTGTTCTGACCATAACGTAAAATGGAACGATTCTAACTTCTTTATGAGCGATAATGTAGGGGTCCTCTCAAATTGCTGCAGACTCTTGTCAGATAGTAGGAAACTAAGTGGATTCATTAACTCAATTGGCGGTACGGCATTATCAATTGGCTCTATAAAGGTTAATACAATTAACCTTATGCGTATTGCTTATGAATCAGAATGTGATGAAAAGAAATATCTGGCATTACTTAAAAAGAGAACGCTTCTGTGTTGCAAGACACTAGACATTATCAGGCATATAATCCAGCGCAATATCGAAAAAGGATTGCTACCAAATTATTGTGATGGTGGTATTGAAATAGATAAACAATACTGTACTATTGGCATTCTTGGATTATACGAAGTCATTGAAGCATTTGGTTATACTTCAAAGGACGAATTTGGAAATGTATCATATACAGATTTAGGCATAGAATTTGCATCTAAAATATTTGAAGTATTGAATGACGTTAAGGATTCATTTACGGATGAATATAGCTTTAATATTGAAAGTGTTCCGGCTGAACGTGCGGCAGTTATTCTATGTCAGAAAGATAATAAGCTATATGAAAAGAACGAGAAGTTTATTTATTCAAATCAGTGGATACCGCTTTCTGAAAAATGTACGATTAATGAAAAGTTAAGATTAAGTTCAATACTTGATGCAAAATGTTCAGGTGGATCTATTAGCCATATTAATCTTGAAAAAAACTTTCCTAATACAGATGTTGCATGGGATATGCTTAACAAAATTGCCCAAGATGGTGTAATTTATTTTGCATTTAATACCAGAATTAATGAATGCAAGAATCATCATGGGTTTGTGGGGACTGATATCTGTCCTATATGTGGAGGTGGAGTGACCGATACATACCAGAGAATAGTCGGATTTCTTGAGCCTGTAAGATCCTATTCAAAAGAACGCAAAAAAGAGTTTTCTACAAGACGTTGGTATGAGTATGCGCAACTCAAAAGTGAATAATTATGAAAATTAAACAACTACTTGACGAAGATTTTTGCAACTATAAGTTGGCTTCAATGTTTATTGGTTTCCCAACTTGTACGTTCAAATGTGAAAAAGATTGTGGTAAGAAAATCTGTCAAAACAGTGCTCTTGCCACAGCTCCGGACGTTGAAATATCTACGGACGAGATTGTCAAACGATATACAGCCAACAACTTGACTTCAGCTATTGTATGCGGCGGACTTGAACCATTTGATTCGTTTGATGATTTGATAAGTCTAATATCTGAATTTAGAAACTATACAGATAATGATATTGTTATTTACACAGGTTATTATGCACCTGAGATTCTAGATAAACTTTGTGACATAAGTCAATTCAAAAATATAGTTATAAAGTTTGGTAGATATATACCAGGACAAAAACCTCATTTTGATGATGTACTTGGTGTTGAGCTTGCATCCGATAATCAGTATGCAAAACGTATTTCTAAATAGGACTATAGTCATCTTCTCGGCAATGAATTACCGAGCATGAAAATGCAAAGTATTTATTACAGCTAATAACTTGGATGACTAGCCTCAGTCCTATATTGGACTAAGTTATGAATGTCAATACATATTGGTACGATACCCTAATACCTCTAAATGTTTAGGCTCTGTAAACAGTTTTGTCGAGACGAAACAGTCAACCTAAAGCACGAAACATTCATAACCTTGGCGAAGGGTACTTACGTGAAATAACACACGGGCAGATCAGTTTTGTATCTGCCGTAAAGTTATAACTTGTAGAAAGGGCAGGTGTTATATGGTATTTGTTATTGGATATAATGATATGGCACTTATGCCATGTAAAGAAAGTAAAGCCCGTAAGCTCTTATCAAATGGCAGAGCTACGGTTATACATAAAATGCCATTTACTATAAAACTTTTATACAAAACAGGTTGTGCTACACAGCCCATAGAACTTGGAATAGATACTGGTACAGGCAATATAGGGATTGGAATTACTTCTTGTAAAAAGGTTTTACACAAAGCTGAAGTGTCTCTTAGAAGTAAGGATATAGTCAAGTTGCTTACTACTCGCCGTATATATCGTAGAAGCAGACGTTCTCGTAAAACGGAATATAGACATCCAAAATTCCATTATCAGACAATCTATAAATATGTTGGTTTGCTTGTAAAACGTCAACATAAGATTGGTAAATCAACAAAGAGCTTGTGGTCTAAGGTGTCCATAAATCTTATGTCCAAACGCCCTGAAGGATGGCTGCCGCCGAGTACACAATCGAAGGTTAATGCACAGATTAAGTGGATTGATAAATATCTTTCTATATTACCACATCCGTCATTAACAATAGAAGTTGGTCGTTTTGATATGGCACGAATGAAAAACCCAACTGTACATAATGAACTTTATCAATATGGGGATATGTATGATTATGACAATATCAATGTTTATGTATTTGCACGTGATAATTATACATGTCAATGCTGTCATACAAAGTCAACACCGCAAAACAATTTAAAGCTTGTTAATCACCATATCATTTATCACTCAAAAGGCGGTAGTGATAGACCGAGTAACCGTATCACGATATGTGAAAGGTGTCATACTTCTCAAAATCATCAGCCGGGCGGTATCTTATATGATTGGATGGTAAATAAACGTAAGGTTGCTAAAACTTATAGTGATGCAACACAAATGAATATTATACGTAGACGTATGTTCAAAGCATTTCCGCAAGCAACTTTTACATACGGAAATATCACTAATCCTGATCGTAAGAAATTGATACTTTCAAAAAGCCATTGTAATGATGCCATAGCTATTGCTCAGCAAGGACAGGTAACAAATATTCATGATATACCTACTGTATTGTATATAAAACAATCACGTAAAAAGAAACGCTCATTGCATGAAGGAATTCCACGTAAAGGGCGTAAAACACCTAACCGTGCACAGATTCGCAACAGTAAGAATACAAAAACTGTTGGTACCTTCCATCTAAACGACTGTGTTAAGTTTAACAATCAAATCGGGTGGATAAGCGGATTTTCTGGTAAATCTGCTTATGTAAAAGGTTTACAAGGAACATATATTCAAGAAGTAGGAAAGGCTTATAAGCTTATATCACTATCAAAGCTTAGTAAGATAGGAAATGCGGGCAATTGGCTATATCAATACAAGATAGCCTAACGCTTTCCTCTCGGCATTAAAATACCGAGAATCCCCGCTTAATGTCTTAAAAGAAGTTAGACGAAGATCCGTGTGTAGATTGTGACTCGCATTGTGACGAATATAATATGCAATTCTGCTGTACAAAATGTAGATACGACTATTACGGAGATCCGCCATGTGACATTTGCGAGTCATTGGATACATAAGAAAAGGGAGGTGTGTATAAATGACATATAAAGAAGAGTATAGAGATTTATTTTCAGCTCCAGATGAATACTATTTTGCACAGTGTATCAGTGCTGACTTCAAAATGGGGGCTGGAATTGCACTCCAGTTTAATGTGAAGTTCGATATTAAAAATAAACTCATCTCAAAATACCCAGACTATTTTGATGATTTCGCAAGGTTTGATGAGAACGGGAGAAATGGAGATTGTATCATATATGGTGGAGTTTTGAATTTAGTTACGAAGGTACACTACTGGGAAAAGCCAACATTGGAATCAATGTCAGGAGCGTTAATGAATATGAAAAGACTAACAAAACTATACCATATTCATAACATTGCAATGCCTCAGATTGGATGCGGGCTAGATAGACTACATTGGGCCGATGTTTCAAAAATCATTCAAGACACATTTCAAGATACAGCTGTAAACATTTTGGTATGTAAACACAAAGTTAGCATACAGTAGAAAGGAAAAAATGATTAGTAATCCGAAAGACGGTTGGTGTAATTTTCATATTGGAGATTTTTATGGCACACCTTCATACACTACAAATGTTCCGTTAGATTTGATGCAAGCGTTTATAGATTATGGAAATTTCGGAGAAGGTGTTGCTTGGTTTAATGAGAAAGGCTCTTCGTTCACGCTCGTATTAAGCCAAGACGGAGTATTCGTAATTCACATAACAAAAGAAGCAAAAACTGAGTTCTACGAGGCTACAGAGCCTGTAGACGCGCTTAAAAAGGAACTTGTGAGGGATATAAAAGGACACTTTGATGACTGGGCAAAATTTGACTTTGATGCCTGTTTCCTCGAAGGACAGAACGGGATAAACGCCAGAAACACAAACAGATATAGGTTAAGGAACAAATTGGAGGAGTTAAAGCGGTGAGTAATGTAAAGATATTTACCGACAATGTTGAACAAGAAGCGATTAATCAAATAGCAACTCTTGTTAAACAGCCGGCTTTTGAAAACTCCAAGATAAGAATCATGCCTGATGTTCACGCAGGAACAGGGTGTGTTATAGGGTTCACGGCTAATCTTGGCAATAAGGTCATCCCAAATATAGTAGGTGTTGATATCGGGTGCGGGATGCTGTGTTGTGTGCTTGGAAAAATAGACATTGACCTTAGTTTGTTGGATTACACTATCAGAAAAACCATTCCGAGTGGCAGAAACGTCAACGAAACGCACAAACCAACACTGATGTTAGAACACCTGACAAAGCCAGTCAGAGACGCACTGAATGGTGAACTACCACGAAGCTAAAGACTTCGTGGCTTCCATTAAATAGTTCACCAGACTAAGCTATTAGAAACAATAGCTACGATAGTATAATTATGATACCTTTGGTTGACGCAACAGAC